TTAGCAGATGATCTATTGTAAATTAAAGCTGCTTGAGCAGATATTGTTGCTGAAGTAAAGCTTACGTTTGCAAAGTCAACAAATGCTGTTGACGCTGTTGCACTAGTTGCTGTTAATCCAATGGTTGCACCAGTTAGGGTTGCCCCACCACTGGCATATGTGCCAGAGTTTCCGACTTCATTAGTTGCTGAAAACGCTGTTGTATTTCCGTTTAAGGTTGCTGAATCTGTATAGAGGGCAAGATTGATAGTATCATTATCAATATCATGATCCCCTGCCAATAACTCTTTCTTAAAGGAAGCACAGACTGCTTGATTTATTGCCATGTTTTATGCCCTCCTTAGGCTTTTGGGTCTGCTGATGGTAAGGGTACTCTTAAAACTCCATCAACATACTCGTCTCTTCGTTTACGTCCCATTTGCTCATTAGCAAAAGCCTGTAAGGCAGTCTGGAACTTTTGTGTGTATAATTGCATATCTTGAGTATTTTTCAAGTATGAATACGCTTCTGACAAGACACCATACAATAAAACCTCTGGTGCATTATTAGAAACAAAAGTTGTAGTAGAAGTGCTACCTGAACCGTTACCTATTCTCTCAGGTGTTTCGTCATACCACATTTCTACTGTGTAAGCTAAGTTAGGAGTAGGTGCTACAATTAATGTTGTGGAATCCCAGTTAGCCCAATATCTAGGCTCACCTGTAAAACTTGTATT